CAGTCGGCGCATTACCCGGCTGCGTTGTTTAGCACTGAGCTTGCCACAGCGCGATTTAGCTGACTTGGCTTGGAGATACTTGAAGTATTGGCTTGGTGCGTTCATGGGTTAATAAAGCCCCGCCCCGGCCCTGAGACAGTCAGGGCTAGGAGCAGGCCAGAGTTTAACCTGGGGGCGGGGCATATTGTTGTTATCCGGTGTAATCTTGCGCCTCTTGTTTTGTGATAAAGAAGTGAATGCCATGCGAGCATTCTACAAGAGGATTGGGGTCGAACTTGTCAGGTTTGACAGTTTCACCCTGTTTGTATTCCATTCCATTGTGAATAGCAATGCCATTGCCTTCTAAAACAATGGCATATTCAGCGCGACACTTGCGCCCAACCAACCCACCCACCCGTTTTGCTGCTACTGGGATTTGAAGCTTGCAGATTGTGCCGCCTTGCAGCTTTTTCCAGCCAATCAAATCGCCATCGGGCAGAATTGTGCGTTGAGCCAACAGCATTTTCAGGTCGGCATCGTTCAGGTAGGCACCGCGCAGGTAGGCACCGCTCAGGTTGGCACGGCTCAGGTCGGCACCGCTCAGGTCGGCATCGCTCAGGTCGGCACGGCTCAGGTCGGCATCGTTCAGGTAGGCACCGCCCAGGTCGGCACCGCTCAGGTTGGCATTTGCTGCAATAGCAGCAACAATGGCCACGCCTAAACTTTCTGCGTCAGTTTCAAACAGGATTTTTGCTGAATCCCAACGTGATTTGATTTGAATTTTCATGGATTGATTTTCTCCTTATAGGTTCATGGTTTAATCTGCGTTTAGTCGCCCTTGGCTTTGGCGAGGGCGGCGCGGGCTTTCTGAACCTGCCAGTTGTCATCGCATTCTGCAAATGAGTCCAGCATGGTTTGTAAAGCATCTATCAAATCAGGCGCGGCAGCGATTAGGCGGGCGTTGGCTCGCATTTCTGTAACGCCGCAGCCAGAATGACACGCCCTTGCAACTGCTGGCATGTTTTGCATACCCGGCTGAATTGGAGTTAAAGCAGGGCGGATATAACCATCTCGACGCGAGTCTGTTTCTTGCTGATAATGCCACGGTCCTGGCGTGAATTGGTTTTGCGTTTTCATTTGTAAATCCTTTCGCGTTGTGGGGTGGAGAAGGAGTTAAGAAATGGTATCCGCCATTTCTGCGTTAGTAATTTCCTGCCAATTATTGTCACAGGCACAGACAAAAACTTTGGGCCTGCCGGTACTGCAACTAACCTTGTAAAGATATTGAATGTCGCCGTGGTCCTGAATACAGGGCGAAACGCTGAGAAAATCCAGCCGATTTGATTTCGGAACTGATTTCCATTCTTCGCCCTCGTGTATGTATTCGACATTGTATTCGCCCGCCTGCCAAACAAGATATTTAGCAGCTAGATATTCAGCGTCTTGGAAACGATTGTCGCGCAATTTGCCAACCTCATCCAAAAAGCGGTGCAAGTCGGCCCCGAGTCCAGACGGGTATCCGTCTGAATGGCGATATATGTTTGCAACAGTGCGGTTGCCTTCAGTGAAATGTATATTTGCTCTTGTGCTCATCGTTTTATCTCCTGTTATTGGTTTATCATGGTTTAACCGGCTTTCTGGCCGGACGTTGCCCCAGACCAGCCGGGGCAAGGTCGGGTCAGGCAATGGCGCGAATATGAACTTGCTTAAATTCGGCAAGCTGTTTCCTGGCCTCGGCAATCACAGTCCGAACCATGTCGGAAAAGTAGCTGCCGCAACCACCCTCGGGCACTACACCAGGAACGGGTGTAAAATGCTTTATGCCCCTGTGATCCATGAATGCCTTGGGCGATTCATAAATGCACTGCCCCAGATAATCGGTGGCAATTTCGTTGCCCCTGTAATAAGCGGCAGCCTTGGCACAAAAGCAGATATATTTTCCTGTATCCAATCCCCTTTGAACGGAGCCATCGTCATCCCAAGACAGGTCAATCTCCGGCTCTTCTTCAGCGGTTACGCGCACGGTGAAGTTGCGCGTTTTGAATTCTCTAATTGTGGCGTAGTCTCTCATATATTTTCTCCTGGTTAATGGTTTTAGGTTTTAACTGTCGCCGTCACCGTAGCCGCTACGCTGGCGCGTTGCAACAAATCTTTCTGCGTTTATTTTGCGCGTATCGCTACGGATGGCACAAGCCATGCTTTAATGCGTTGCATGACTAACGAACCGTATGATGTTATTGGCGACAATCTGATTTGCGTTTGTGCCTGGTGTTATCCGGGCCAATCCATTTACAAGCTCTTTCCTGACCTAATTGGAACGGATCTATCGCATGGAATCTGCCAGCGGCACCTTGCCATGATTCAGGACACACTACGAAAAAGACATGTCCCAAAAGTGGCAAAAGATTTTTGCAAATAGTTCTTGACCCGGCTCGCTACGCATGGCAGAATCACGTCAGACAGTTAAACCAAAACGACAACAAAAAACATAGGAGAAAATAATATGACAAACAAAACGATTCAGTTCTTTGCAAAAAACCAATACGGTCAGCGCCGTGAATATGTTGTAAACGAGTGTGACGCAAAAATCATTCAACAACTGACCGGACAAAAAACTATTGATGGCCGTATCCGTGAATTGCTTCGTGACCTGACTAGTGGCTTTATATCATTTCAAGAGGCTATTGCTCCGAATTAATCCACCCCTCACAACCAACCAATAGGAGAAAAACACAAATGAAAATCTATCTATTCAAGGAAACATTCAACGCCACTGCACCGCTTCGAGTTGATTCAATTGCTCTTAAATGGGAACACGACGACAACCCGGACCTGTCTTGGCTCGAACAGGATTATTCAGATTGTTCACCGGCTGAGGCTGCAAAATACCGCCAACAAGATAAGGATCGCCTTGCCGCTTACAATCGTGGTGATTGGTATATGCAAGGCTGCTTCGCCGTTGCTGAAGTGTCCTATTCCATTGGCCAAGGTTCACGCCGAATTGAAAAGTTCACTTCTGGCGCATTATGGGGCATTGAATCCGATTGTGGCGACGATTACCGGAAACAGGTTGAGCAGGAGCAACTGGACGACTTGAAAGAGCACCTTGCACAATTCAACATTCCTTGGCCCGTCATCCCTGAACTTGTCCCCGCCTGACCATTCTTTACCACATCACCCCGCCTTGCGCTTTAAACAGCCTCAGGCGGGTTTTTTATGCCCTGCTCTTGACATTACCCTAGAACTGTTCTAAATCCTCTCTACGATGTCTGAACAGATCGCAACTATCCCAGCACCAATTCAGCCTGAATCTAAGCCTAAACAGATTAAACGCAGAATTACCTTAGGCGACATCGAAGCAATGGTCGAATTAATGGCTAAACGTATCACCGAAACTGGTGCTTGCCATATCCTAGGCATTAAACCCCAAGTTTGGTTCAATTTCAAATGCAGAGGCAATAATGCTGTGAAACTCGATGATATTCTATCCCGTGCGAGGGAAACTCAGATCAAAGCACACCTGGAAAACATAGAAGATGCAGAGCATGGCAAGAACGGTCACAGGCCGGATTGGAGGGCAAGCCTGGCCTTGTTACAGGTCAAAGCACCAGAACGATACAGCATTAACAAGCCAGATCCGGCCCAGACCAACAACACGCTTGTCCTGGTTCAAGCTGGTGGCGAAGAAGGATTGAAACGCATCATTGCCCAGTACGCCAGCGCAGGCCAGGCTAGCACTGTCTCAGCCTTGCCCAAGGCTAGTGATAGTGTCCAATTGTGTGATACAAAGCAGGACAATAACTCCAAGCCTGATGCGATAGACGTGCAAACCTGTTGAGATTCAACCTGTTCTGGATTGTGTGTCTATTGAATATATGATAGCATTGTCTAACCTTAATTCAGCATAGACCACTACTTTATCGTTAAATCATACTCCGGGCCGGGGGTGGCGAGCGAGATGTGGTCAGATACATTTCAGCTTGGTAAAACCGGGTTTTAGTCTGCTATAAAGCCTGTTTAGGAGCAGATTAGGATATGTTTAAAGTCAGGTTCGGGTTGATTTTAGAGGCAATTGAGGTTGTAAAAAAATTTCGGGGTGGTGTAAAGCCGGAGCAATCTCCCCAGACCCCTCTTATATGTATCTGTATCTGTATGGGATTACGGTGCGATTACGGGTGATTACAGGCGATTACGTTTTTAGTTGACAGGATAACGATAAAGTGGGAGGATTTGGGGCATGGATACCTGGACTCCTTTATGGTCAAAGATAGTTGATTCTTCGATATGGGTTGAACCTGATTATGTGTGCAAGATATTTGTGACGATGCTGGCGTTGAAGGATTCCGACCATGTGGTAAGATGCTCGGCGTTTCAACTGGCACAGCGGGCGCACAAGACGGAGGAGGAGGTATTGAAGGCGCTAAAGGTGCTGGCGGCACCTGACAAGCGGCGATTGGAACCCCAGCCGCATGAGGGGCGGCGGATAGCGCGGGTGGAGGATGGCTGGCTTATGCTGAACGGGGAGGAATACCGCAAGAAAGTGTCGGAGGAGATGCGCAAGGCAAGGTTAAGGCGGGCGCAGACCAATTACCGGCAGAGGAACAAGCTGGCGATAAAGGGCAAGACCAAGACCTCGGGTGAATTTCAGGAACGGGAAGGGCGATTTGTCGAGGCGCACAACAATGGGGAACAGGAGAAATGCGACAGCATAGCGGCGGAAGGGCTATGAAACGGAAACGGCGCAATCGCAAGGTCGGCAAAAACTCTTGGCTTTACAAGCAGTATATGAGACATCTGTGGCTAAACTGGTGGCTCCAAATCATAAAACTTGATGATCATGCCCAAACCCTCCAAACGCGAGCTAAACACGGTCACTGAACTGGTCGGGCAGTTCACGATAGCCGCCACCGCTCGGGGCTGTCCCCAAGACCAGATATTCAACTTTTGCAAGGCCAACCTCTGGTTGCAGCCCAAACAGCTTGAAATGGCCGCTGCCGCTCGGGCTTGCGATAAAAGATGCCCTGCCTGTGAAGAAAAGTTCAGGGCGGGCCAGGAATTGCCGCAGGAATGCCCCGATTGCGGGCCGACGGCGATTGGCGTGGGCGGTGCCCGTGGCGGCGGCAAATCCAACTGGCTGTTCAGCCAGATTTGCGGTGATGACGCCCAGCGTTATCCGGGCCTGAAAATCCTTTATCTTCGCAAAAGCGTCACGGCGGCTCGGGAACAGATTCGCGGGCTGCTGCTGACCGTGTGCCGCGCCATCCAGCACAACTACCGGGAACAGGCCGGCACCATCGAATTCCCCAACGGCAGCTATGTGGTGGTGAAACATTTCAAGGATGAAAAAGACATCGAAAACTTTCTCGGGCAGGAATATGATGTGATTGCGGTTGAGGAACTGACGACATTGACTTTCGAGAAATGGAAAAACCTGATGACCTGCCTCCGCACCAGCAAACCCGGCTGGCGACCAAGGTTCTACGGGGCCTGGAACTGGGGCGGTGTGGGACATTTCTGGGTGATGAAGGTTTTTTATGAGCCTTGGGAACAGAAACGGGAACGGGAAAGCCGGTACATACTGGCTTTGGTGCAGGATAACAAATACAATAACCCGGAATACATCAACACGCTCAAGAGCCTGACCGGGTGGAAATACAAGTCATGGTACCTGGGCGACCCGCATTTTCAAGCCGGCCAGTTCTTCACCAACTGGAATGAGCAAATTCATGTTTATCCGAATCAAAGCATCACGGGCTTGGAATCTGGCATGGTTTCGTGGTTTGGCAGTTTTGACCACGGCCTGAATCATCCGTGCTGTTTCTTGCTTCATGCCAAGGATAAAAACGGGATACTCTATACAGTTGACGAATATCATCAGAACGAAACAGTTCCATCGGAAAACGCCCAGAACATCTTTTACCTTCTCAGAAAACATGATTTGGACATTCAGGAGTTGGATTCGATTGTGGCTGGACGGGATTGTTTCAGCCGCAATGCCGAAGCCAAAACCATTGCCAGCATGTATGAAGAATATGGCATCAGCATGAGTCCGGCAGAAACCGACCGGCTGAACCGCTGGGAAATCATGGCGAACATGCTGGGCGACCCTTACAATGGCACAAAACCAAAGTGGTACATCCATCGGAATTGCAAAAATCTCATCGCCCAAATCCCAATGGCCCAAGCCCATGAAACCAGAGTAGGGGATATTCAAAAAATGAACGCCGATCGAGACACGGGCGAGGGCGGTGATGATGCGCTCGAATCTGCATCCTTTGCCTTGGCCAGCGACCCAAGCACCGCAATCAGGTTTGCGCTTCCACTTGCCGTCGGCACCCCCCTGGCCCTGATTTCCTCGGGCTAGTTCCAGTCAATCACAAGCCCATGCGAGGAATAGATTTTCTTTTTATCAAAACGACAATCCGCCCGGTCAAGTTGTAACTTTTCCAGCCGGGCAACAAGCAGATGTTTCAGGGCGGGCAGGTCACATTCAATCCAGCCCTTCTGCAAAATCTCTATTCTCCGGCTCAAAGGAATTCGGCTGATGGCTGCCGCCACATGTTCATCGGTTAGAGCCTCATTCCTCCATGTGCCGTTTCCAATTCTCCATTTCATATCAATGCGGTTTTGGATTTGCCATAGCCGACCATGTTCCGTTTCGGGGTGCGCTCGCGGATTTGCTGTTTGGTTTTTGCCCGCACTTCGCTGATTCGTTCCTGAGCCGTCTTGGTGTTGCGTTCCGGCCAGCGCAAATCAATGTGCCGGTCAAGCGGCTGCAAGCCCAGCATGATATGGTCGCGGAAAATCCAGCCCTGCTCAGTTGTCCAGAGCCAGTACAAGCGCGGGTTGCCGTCGGCCTCGAACCGGGTGAAATCTATCGGTCGGGCAAAGAGCATGATGCCGCAATTATGGCAATGGCCGGTGCGAAAGGAACGGCGGCAGAAACATTTCGGGCAACGCCGTTTGTCCTTGAGCAGAATCAGGTCACTCATAGAAAGTCAAACTGATAACGGATTCGCACATTTCTGGTTTTGGAAAGTTTGTCAAATTCCTCTTTGCTGATGGGCAGCCGGATTGGATAATTCGCGTTGCGGTAAAACCTGAACAGCGCATAGTAGGAGCCGTCATCCTTGTCCATTGCTACACAGGTCACATAACCCGAAAGGATATTTTCGCTCATATCACAAACTCCACGGCAAGTTTTCGAGGCACATCCATTTCCAAATCATTCCATTCTCGCCTGCTAATGGGAACTTCAATCGGCGTGTTCTGGCCTTCGGGAACAAAGAAGGCGATGAAATCCTCCGGCCCGCGCTGCATCATGCCTGTGACATGGCCTTTGATGATGTTCATGGCAGGAGTTCAACCGTAATCTTTACCTGCGGTTGTTTTGAAAAATCAATCATGGAGTAAAATTCATCGCTTACAGGAAATTGAACAATTGATTCTGTGATTATGCTGGCATTTTTCCCAATCACGGCAAATCCCTTAATACAACATATGGACCCAAAATGTTGTCCTTGGTTCACTGTTTTCTCGGTAATAAAACCAAACATTTCACATTTCATATCATTTCCTAAACCAGCCAGCGGCATTCATCTGGGTTTCGTCCAATTCGGACAGGTCAACCCCTTCACCGACAAACAGAATTTTTCGGTCAGGGCCAAAATGCCGGCGCAAAGTTTCGGCGCTTTCTTTCATGATGAAATCATGGCGGCACCGCACAATCACGTCCCGGTCAGAGGGAATGGATTTGATTTCAAGAATGGCTTCAGAAGGATTCATAATAATTGTTTTTCATGGTTGTCTCCCCGGGTGCTTTGGCGGAATCCGAACTGTCCAGCGATAATCGTTTGTTATGACTGTAGCAATCGCAGAATTTGTCCACCAAACCTTGTTGGTGACGACCATAAAAACATTTGTATAATCCTGATAAGAAAAATTGGTAGGTAGATACCAGTAGGGATGTGGTTGGGGTTCCAACTTGCTGATTCGCGCCGACAAATCATCAATCCGTTGTTCTTGATACTGCATCACCGACCGGAAAGCATTGCTTGTATTTGATTGGTTCTGCATCTGCTGCTGCAAAGTTTCAATCGCCTCTTTCTGTGATGTCAGGGCTGTTTGCTGAACTCTTATCAGCTTGTGGTCAACAATTAATGCGCCAAGCATGTTGCCTATAATAAGCATTGCTGTTACGACACAAACCACAAACAGCGACCATCCGATTATTGGTAATACAACAGACCAAAACTTCTGCCATGCTTCATGCCGTCGGTTTTTCCGCTCGTAGTATTCTTCACATTGTGTTTTCATAGGTTTGCAAACGGAGACGATGCGGCAAGTGTCCCCATTGCCAAGCCAAGGTAAGCACAACCCCGGCTTGGATGCAAGCATTTTATTGTTGACTTATGCACCTTCCTACGTTACCGATAAAGCCGATGGCAGTCACCCCGCCTAAATTCAGGATTTTGCAGGTTCGCATCAGTCCTGTTGATGCCGGAACAAATGTGGCTGTCGAATACGGCTTGACCGAGATTGTGAGAACCATACCGCAAAACCAGGGATTAGTCAGGTTAAGCGCGGTCTTTAACGATAAAGGCGAGCTTGGGGACGTTGAAATTGTCACCGACCGGATTTAATAATCTTCTTGACTTTTCCACGGATTTTGGGAAACTGATTCTGCAAGTGCGATTGTAGCCGCATGAAATCAAAACCAAAAATTTGCACCTTCCTTCGACTGGCAGACTCGCCAGAGATTTGCGCTACAACTTTCGGGGTGGGGGTGCTTTAGAGAAACAGGTCTGGTGTGTCCTGCTGCGCTGGTGCGTGGCGTGGATTGGCCAGGTCGGGTTCACTATGGTAAGGTTGCTATGTTAAAAACAAAATCAAATCGGCTCACTGCTCTTGGCGGTGAGGTTCCCACAAACGGGGCAGAACAAGGTATCGAAGTTCAGAAACCATATCGTGTTCAAGTCAAAATCGAAGGTGTCTGTCCCATTATGTTCCATCGCTGGAACTGTGAAAGTGTCGCCTCAAAAGCCGCTGCCAAAAAGGGCAGCGCGGAGAAAAAGACGGATGACCTTGAATCCTATGTCTATCGTAATGAGGCCGGCGAAATCTGCATTCCCGGTGAATATCTTCGGGGCGCAATCATTCATGCCGCCAAGTTTCAGCAAGACCCACGCAGCCCGCGCAAATCGGCAATGGACTTGTTCAAGGCCGCAATCGTCAGTTTAACCGAACTTGCATCACTCGGTGCCAAGGATTGGGATTATTTGGACAAACGCCGGGTGGTAATTCAGCGCAATGGAGTGACCCGTTGCCGTCCGGCTATGAAAGAAGGTTGGAAGGCAACTTTCATTCTCATGGTCAATCTGCCTGAATACATTGACCAGCAACTTTTGAATTCAACAATCCAGATGGCCGGAAAGGTCATCGGGTTGGCAGATTTTCGTCCAAGCTATGGCCGGTTCAACGTGACTAATTTTGAAGTTTTGAAAGATTGATTTTATTGGTGGGGCGGGCGAAGGTCCGGCGAGCGGTGGTATGGTTTGATAGAGTTTGGAGGTCAACGGCAAGGTAAGGTTCGGGTCGAAAGACCGGTGTGGTTCGTTCTTGGTACGGTGCGTTGTGCACAGGCGAACTAATCTCTGGTTCGCTGCGGTGCTGTTTGGTGGGCTGATGTCCGGTCAGATTAGGTTTGGTGGTCAACGGAAAGGTCTGGACAATGGCATCCTGAGAAATCGGGATGCCGTTTTGTCTTGACTTTTGTGCTTTATCGGTAAAGTTAGCACAAATGGCTACCACTTTGCCTATTGCTCGCGTTTCTTCCAAGCATCTTAGACCGATTGATGATGCGGTTCCCTCTGGATTAGCTACCCGAAGAATCGCCCGACCGTCTGGATTTTCGGAAGGTCAATACCTCGGCACAAACCTTGATGTCAACCGGATTCAGGCTGCCTTGCGCTCGGCTGAACGTGGTGATACCTGGCAATACTTCACCATTGTTCGGGACATGATTTCCTCCTACTCGCATCTACAGGCTGAGTGGGCAAAAAGGAAAATGGTCATTGTCGGACAGCCTTACAACCTGATTCCGTATGACCCGGATAATGCCGATGATTTGATTGCGGCTGGCGTCATCAAGGAGATGATTGATAACTGCCGGAATTGGCGGGACGCCTGCCTGCATCTGCTGGATGCCACGCTCATGCCGGCCAGTGCCGCTGAGAAGATTTATGAGCCGGTGGATAGCGCCAGCAATACCGAGTTCAAGTATCCGCTGAGAATGCGGCTCAAGGAAATCGCCCCGATACCTTATATCCTGCTTTGTTTCAAGATTCCGTATTTGAACTATCTAGCCAGCAACAAAAACCCGGCCACCGTCTATGACCCGGACATGTGGGAAGGCTGGCTCAGGTTTTATCAGACCAACTCGACCGGTGGAGTGGATTTCTCCACCAATGATGTGTATGCGCCAAACCCCGAGATTCACATTATTCATCGGGGCAACATTTTGTGCCCGTCAATCCCTCCGAACTTTGGCGGTCAAATCCGTTCCATATTGTTCTGGTGGCTGCTGGCCACCCAGGACCGGGATTGGTGGGCCATGATGATGCAGAAATACGGCTCGCCTTTCATTCTGGGCAAGGCGGACGCGCAACAGGCTGACACGGTTGCCTTCTTGCAGCAGGCTTTCTCCATGGCCACACAGATTGGCGGCTTGGTCATTGACAAGAAGGCCGATGCGGAATTGATTCAGGCCAATGCCACCGATGGCAGCAACGCCCATAAGGTATTCAATGACTATTGCAACTGTGAAGTGAGCAAGATTGTGATTGGTCAGGTGTTGAGTTCCACGCCCAAGAACACCGGCTTGGGTTCAGGCATGGCGGCACAGGCTGAATCAGTGCGCGAGGACATCAAGCTGGCCGACCAGACCAATTTCAATGACACTTTGAGGAAGCAACTGTTCGCCCCTTACCTGCGGGTCAATGGTTATCGTGGGCGGGCACCAAGCATTTTCTGGGGCGGCATCAAGTCCAGTGATGCCATGGCCCTGACCAAATCAACCGCTCAGTTGTATCAGGGCGGTTTAAGGCCGACCGAGGCCGCGCTGATTCACATTGGCGAGAAGCTTGGCTACCCGGTCGAGTATGCGCCGGAACCGGCCATCAAACCAACCGGCAAAGTGCTGAAGGATGACGAATGAAGCCAAGTGATTTGGCAAGCCTGTTTTTGAATGTGCTGGTGCCCTGCTTGAAGAATGAGTTTGGCAACAGTTGGCCTGACAGAATCCAAGAATGGTGTCCAGTACCAACGCCATCAATCAGGCGAAATCTTGGCTTGAGCGCTGAACAGGCCAAACAGATTTTGGGCTACGGCAAAGCAGTCGCAGACTGGTTTGAAGGATTGGTTGAAAAGGCCGTGCAAATGCAGGCAATAACCTGATATGATTGGAGTCACCATAGCCATCGGTGAGAAATGGCAGGCCGTGGCCAAACGTGCGGCTGACCGCATGTCGGAAATGACCGGCTTGGACTGCCGCATCATACACAGTTGGCATGGTGACGAGCTGGAACATCCGGCTTGGCTCAAGTGCCGGATTCTGGACATCTTTCGAGAGCAAAACGAGTTTTTCTATTTTGATTCGGATGTTTGGGCGATGAAACCGTGGCATCCCGACCATATCTTCCACGGGTGCAACCGAGATTTCATCGGCGTCCATGCTTGGGAAAACTGGATACTTCAGGGCGAGTGCAACAAGTACGGTTTGCCGCCGCACGGGTTTTACATCGGCGGCGGGTTGCTGATGTTCGGGCGTGAACACAAAACGATATGGGATTATGCCATGAGTTTGCATCCGGGGTTCTCGGCTTGGTTCGACCAAACTCCGCTGAATCTTTCCCTGAAACGATTGGCCTGCCCGGTTACGCGCCTGCCTTACAAGTATTGCGCCGAAGCCCACGGCGGTATTTATGATGCCAAGTCAACCAACTGCCCCTTTGATGAAGTGGTCAACTTGCACTTTTGTTCCTGCGGCGGTCGGGCGGAACAGGTCGAATCATTGCAGAAAGGAATGATGCAATCATGCTAAACCAAAAACCTTGTATCTTTGGCAAGAGTCCATGGGATACCGTGCCTCAACGCTGGAACTTTTTGGGGCAGCAGGGCTGGTACCGTGTTCCGTTGGCTTGGTTTTGTCGGCGCAATTCTGACGGCACCATCACCGCTTCGCCTAATGCGGATTTTTCCCAGCCGACTTATGACGTGCTGACCAACATTGATGGATACATGGTGTTTCAATCGTTGGGGTTAAGTACTCAAGACGGCTGGCTTGAGCCTACGGTAAAATGATGAAACGATTTTTTGAGGACAAATCATAAACACAACATGGCAACCTATGATTGGCAGTACCCAAGACATCCGAATCAGTGTGGCATCCAGAATGCCAAAATACCTGTATCCCCTGCACCGCAGCACCATCCAGAGAATGTGCGAATCCGGGTGCTTCAAAACCGCCCACAAAAAAGGCAGGGGCCGTACTTCCCCGTGGTTTATTTCCGGGGCCGAAGTTATCGCCTGGAAACTGAACCGCCATGCCACCGTTAAACCATAACCATCAACCGAAAGCGAAACACCATGTCTGAAGCATCAATCGAACCAGTGGGGACTGCTTCACAGTCCATGCCCGTCAAACGCGCCCCCGGCAGGCCGCCGTCTCAACCCAAGCCGGAACCCGCCAACGCCAAACCGCCCATTGAACAGTTGAATGAAATCGAATGGGTCACGGCGGAGGAAGCCGCCCGGTACGACGCCATGATTTACAAGCCGTTCATTCGCCGGGTCGAGAAGGAGAAGGGCGAGAACAAAAAATACTTCTGGATGATTATTAACGCCTGTCCCTATGTTCCTGCGGGCAGGCTTGCGCCAGCCAACAAAAATCTGGTGGCCTTCAATGTCCAGAAGTATTACCGGGACCAGACCATCACCCGGAACGTGTTTGACGAAAACCGGAAACAGCCGAGGGAAGTCAAGTCCAACGCCGAAGTCAGGTGGGTATCAGTTGACCGGACAACCGGGAACCCCGTGGTTGTCAATGAAGATGCCGTCATCCACAACATAGATAGCCGCGTGTTTGAACAGCAGTTCGTCCGAGACGACAGCTAAAATCAGGTTGCCACCATCCGAGCCGGATTAACTTCCGGCTCTTTTTGTTTTCAGGCACAAATACAAATAGTTGTGCAACTGTCGCAGCTTAACTTGTAACCTTTATCGTTATAGTAGATAAGCAGCATTGAAATGGATAGCGCCTGCTTATTTTCTGCCATTGCTGGAAATCAAAAGATTGATGCCGAGCAGGGCATCATTTCCGGCGTATCCGTCATCACCATGGGCGAGTGTGCCGGAAAACATGCGGGGACATGGGTGGATGAAACCACGCTGTCACAACTCCTCGAACTGGCCAAGGGCTTCAAGGATGGCGTCAAGGTCAAGCTGTCCCAGAACAAGGAGCATGACGGGTCAGTTGGCCAGATTATCGGCACCCTGAAATCTTTCCGCATTGATGGCACCGTTCTTCGTGCCGACCTGCACCTTCTCAAAACCGATGAGAACTTCGACAAAATCATCGAAATGTCGGCCAAGATGCCCGAATGCTTTGGCCTATCCGTAGTGGTGCCCAGCGAATACGAGAAGATTGACAAGAAACAATTTCTGAGGCCAACCGATTTGTTCAGTGTTGACCTTGTTGAAGAACCCGCAGCTAACCAAAACGGCCTATTTTCGGCCAAAACTACTATGTCTGAGATTAAATATAAAGATGGTAAAAGTGGTCCTCACCATGAGGAATGTGAATGCAAGGAGTGCATGGCCAAGCACAGCAAGAAGCACATGAGCGCCTTTCTTGCCAGCATTCTTGGACTGGCTGAAACGGCCACCGATGCCGAGATTGCCGCCGCCCTCAAGGCGAGCGGGAAACCTGTTGATGTGACGGCTTTGACCGCCAAATTGACTGAACATGAAACCCAACTGGCCGCTTTCAAGACGCAGGCTGATGCCGCCGCCACTGCCGCCAAGAAGGCCGAGATTGCCGGATTGGTTTCCGAGGCGACTGCGGCGGGCAAGGTCGTGCCTCTGACGGATGACGAACTCCTGAAAATGGAGATTCCAACCATCAAGGCGATGTTTTCCAAGCTGCCTGCCGGCCAGGTCAAGATGAGCGGCACCCGCAAGGCCGAGCCGCCCAAGGACAAGGATGGCAAGGAAATCATCTTCGACACCCCGGAAAAGCGGATTGAATTCTGCCGCGCCAAACAGGCTGAAGGGGCTGCGGCCCTGACGGCGCAATTTCTCGCTGACCCGTCCCTCAAACTGAGTGCTTTCACGACCAACTAACCTGATTTATGGCTAATACGTCACTATATGATTTGGCTGTCCTTCATCGCGCCGACCCATACACCGGCCTGATTGAAGATGTAACCACGCTTGCCCCGGAATTCGGGATTTTCGCCGCCGTGACCCGCGAGGGCACATGGTACGAAGTCGCAAGCCGCACCACGCTGCCCACCGCCCAATTCCGCT